GTATACCCAAGATGGTATGGATCAAGACTATTTCGATGTTCCTGAAACGACCCGCGTTTGCGATGATCAATGGAACGTCCATAACCCTGCTCAGTACGTATACTTTGCTGCTGAGAAGGTCGCGAGCTGTCTGTGGGCCAAGTGGGAAACCTTACTACCATTAGGAATCCCAAGGGACCACAGAGAGGTGCGCAAGCTATTCTTATCTCAAGAAATACCAGTAGTCAATCCTGACTGGAGGAACCCGCATGGCAAGGCGGCAGCCCTCAGGTCAGCTGCTGGGGATTTCGCAGATAAGTTCGCCCAAGTTGTCGGAATGCGACCCTATACCTACCAGTTCTCCAAAAGGGACTTGGCCAAGGGAAGGGAAGGCCGACATCAGTGGATATGGCCATCAGATGTTGCCTTACCTGAAAGATGCGATGCCGTTCGCCCGGATCACTTAATATGCATGGAAGATGTAGATTATTATCTGGACATGAACGCCCTTCTTGAGGGAACCAGGCAGCCACTCCTACTGTTCACTATCGTCCCCGAAACTGCAGGGAAGGCTACTCCCGAGTACTCATATAGTTTCATGGATGATGGGAAGTTTGAGTTCGCCGTCACAGGCGGATCCAAACATAAACATTTTCTTCATGATTATTCTGAAGAATATGTTTCCGTACCTGTCATGGACCTTACTCCTGAATTTTGGAGCAGGCCATTACAGACCGGCAGTAAGAGTTGGTTTCCTGGCGTTAGAGTGTTCAGGGTTACTACTAGGAGGATAGGTAGTGACCATGCTCTAGTGCTCATCTGGCCTGTCAAGGAGATTAAGGCGCCGACCCCAGTTTGGTTGCCTAACCTTAATTTCCTTTCAAGGCTTCATATCGTTAGCAATGGCGTTACTTACCTGCGCACGGTGCGCGATGGTAAACACATTGTTTCGATATGCCAAACCGGGGCAACCAATGCTGTCGATGTTCCGATTGCTTGTTGGGATGCCATTATGACCCTTGTAAAGAAAGGTCAAGATGGCTTCACTAAGTCCAACATCAAAAAGATTCTCATCGATTCTGGCGTTGAACCCTCGGCTGTACATCTGCTGTACACAGCTCTTGAAGATAAGGTTGACGTAGGCAAATTGTTTGTCCTACCACCACATCTCGGAGTTCAGCAGGTAGATTATGTCTATGACACTGAGGTCCCCGAGGAAAAAGTACCCATGGAAGCTTTCATGTGCGGAATGGTAGATGGCGCTTTAGTACATTCTCACTCGGCGGGCAACGAAAGACGGGCTATTGAGACGAGAGTAGCGATACCAAAAACCCCCGGAATTCCGAAGCGTAAACTTGCATTTGTGAAGTATGCTGTCAACGCTTTCGGAGAAATTATGCTAGCCCATACCGGAAAACTTAGCGCTGCAGACTTCTTGGAAGTCTATGAGCATCAAGACACTAAAACTCAGAGGAGGAAGCTGTTGGAAGGAGCCAACCAGATCGAACCAAAACCCCTGATCAAGGCTTTCCTGAAATCTGAAGCTGTGACTGATGCCAATAAGGCAGCAAGGGTTATCTCCACCGTACCCTCGGAGGATAAATATCTCCTTAACGCTTACGTAAAGGCATTTCTTTTTGCCATAAAAGACTTACCTTTCGTTGCGTGCGGGAACAATTCCCCCGAGAGTGCCCAAAGGCTAGCGGAAATGTGTGCTAAAGAGTCGATCGCGCACATGACCGACTATTCGAGGATGGATGGTAGAAGGAACGAGGTGGATTTTACAATCATCTTGCTCCCCCTCATGCGCAAACTGTTTAGAGATGAAGAGATCTCTGAACTGTTGAGGCTTTGTGCTAGAGAACAGAACGTTAAGGCTTATCTTAAGCATTACCTGTATG